CCCAATCTTATTATTGGGGACGATTTGGAAAACGACGAGATGGTAATGAGCCAGGATCGTCGTCAGAAGTTCCACAATTGGTTCCTAAAGGCACTCCTTCCTTCGGGAAGTGATGATGCAGTATTTAGGGTAGTTGGAACTATTCTGCATTTAGACTCAATGCTTGAGAGGTTAATGCCTCCAATTGGCGCAAGAGATACACTAATTGATGGGTTAAGATCTACATCTGCTAATACTAAAAAGATATGGAAGAGTGTTAGGTATAAGGCCCATAACGAAGATTTCTCTGATATTTTATGGCCTGAGAAGTTCACACAGAAACGTCTTGAAGATGAGAGGCAGGACTACATAGATCAAGGATATCCGGAAGGTTATGCACAAGAATATCTCAACTACCCAATCGACGACTCCACTGCCTATTTCAGAAAAGACGACTTTAGATTTGAATATGATTTCAGAGAGCTACAGGGAACTCCCCTCCATTATTACACTGCTATTGATTTCGCAATATCACAGAGGGAGCGAGCCGACTATACTGCAATCGTCACTATCGGAATAGACAGTGATAATAAGATGTATGTGGTAGATGCAAGGAAAGGTAGATGGGATGCTATGGAGATCATTGATGAAATGTTCAATGTCCATATGACATACCAGCCAGAATTATTTACGACAGAGGTAGGGGCAATAGAAAAGGCTCTTGGGCCTTTCTTAAGAAAAGAGATGCAGGATAGAGGGGTATTTATTAACCTTAATCCTTTACCGCCTACTGCTGATAAAGTAGCTAGAGCAAAGTCCATACAAGCTCGTCTTCGTCAAGGGAATGTGTGGTTTGACAAAGAATTTGATTGGTATCCTGACTTTGAGGCTGAACTTCGTCATTTTCCACGTGGGGCGCATGATGACTACGTTGATGCTTTCGCCTGGATAGGACTCACCCTTGCTAATATGATAGAAGCTCCAACAGCTTCTGAATGGGCGGATGAGTTGTGGGAAGAAGAGGTTGGTGATACTGCACTATTTCCTGATGGAAGATGTGCCATAACAGGGTACTAATAGTATATGAGCAATTATATTAAAAATCCAATTTCTATGGAGAAGATAACTTCTAATGTATCTATTGTAGATGAATTAGATGAGAAAGATCTCGAAGCTATTGGTACTTATGTATGTGAAACGTATGATGAAGATGAGTTATCCCGAGATACCTATATCACTAATATAGAATCTTGGACTCGTCTTGCGATGCAAACAGTTGAAGAAAAAACATTCCCTTGGGTAGGAGCCGCCAACGTAAAGTTCCCATTACTCACAATAGCTGCTTTACAGTTCTCTGCCAGGGCATACCCAGCACTAGTTCCAGGAACTAATGTAGTAAAGGGAAAAGTTATTGGGTTTGATCCAGAAGGGAAAAAGAGAGACCGGGCTATACGTGTTGGTAAGCACATGAGCTACCAACTACTAGAGCAGATGGAAGATTGGGAAGAAGAGATGGATCGTCTTCTCTTTGCTTTACCTATTATAGGATGTATGTTTAAGAAGACATATTTTGATTCTATCAAGGGTAGAAATGTTAGTGAGGTAGTGTATCCTAAAGAGTTAGTAATTAATTACTGGGCTAAGTCTTTAGCAGACGCAGACCGTGTAACCCATATCCTTTCCCTTAATGAGAATGAAATTTATGAAAGGCAGGCAGAAGGAACATATGCCGATGTAGAACTTTCTAGACCTCCTATGGAAGATATGATTGATGAGAACAGGGATGAAATGATAGGAACTTCTCCTGAAGGGATGGATAATCGGGATGAAGCCCCATACAAGGTGTTGGAGCAACATTGTTACTGTGATCTAGATGGTGATGGATACAAAGAGCCCTATGTAATTACTGTAGATTATGGATCAAAGAATGTATTGAGGATTGTTCCTAGGTTTAACTCAGAGAGTATTAAGATTACTGCAGATGGTGAGAAGATCATAAAGATCACTCCAGATCAGTATTTTACTAAATTCTCCTTTATTCCTTCTCCTGATGGTGGGTTCTACGATATAGGATTTGGTATTCTTCTTGGTCCTATCAACGACACAATCAACACAACCATTAACCAGCTTATAGATGCCGGAACCCTTAGCAACAGACAAGCTGGATTTATCTCGAAAGGAATTCGTATAAAAGGAGGTAACAAATCGTTTACTCCTGGTGAATGGAAATTTGCTAATGCTACTGGTGATGATCTTCGTAAAGGGATTGTACCACTACCAACTAAGGAACCTTCTTCTGTTCTATTTAATCTGTTAAGTTTGATGATAGAATATGGAGAAAAGATATCTTCTGTACAAGATATGATGACTGGAAAACTGCCAGGACAGAATACAAAAGCTACTGTAGCTCTAGCTTCTATAGAACAAGGAATGAAAGTATTCTCTTCTATCTACAAGAGAATTTATCGTTCTCTTACCAAAGAATATAAACTGTTAAGTAAACTTAACTATGAGTATCTAGCTCCCGAAGAATATTTCTCAGTACTCGATCTTGGGGACGAACGGGCTGATACTATAAAGAATGCGGATTACAATCCAGAAGATATTGATGTAAGACCTTCTGCAGATCCTAATGTTGCTACTGAGGAACAACGTCTTGCTAAAGTTCAAGCTTTGTTCGAAGTACTGCAACTAGGAACAGTTAATGTGAAAGAAGTTACTCGCAGATATCTTGAGGCTACAGAGCAGCCTAACCAAGAAATACTTATGCAAGTTCCTCCTCGTGGTCCTTCTCAAGAAGAGTTGGATTACCAACTTAAGCAACGGGAACTTGATATTAGAGAATTTGAAGTATACGTAAAAGGTATTCTTCAGATAGCCCAAGCTGAGGGCGTAGAACCTGGAAATCAGTTAAAACTGTATGATGAGCAAATCAAAGAACTTAAAGTTCGATTAGATGCAAGAGCAAAAGCTTCAAAGGGGGCAACAAATGCAGGCACCACTAACACAGGATGACTTAGAATCCGTAGCACAAGAAATAGAGAATAATGATATAAGTAAAGAAGAGTATGAACAGTGGTTAAATAACAAAGTAACTAGAAACGTATTTGACCAAATTAAGTTAGAAGAAGCTAGATCAGTTCTAGCCATAAAGACAAGCCCAGGTAATGTTATCGGTATCACTCCTTCGCAGGACATTATGATAGGAAGGATACAAGGATACAATTGGGTTCTTGACCTTAACTACGAGGATGATACTAAATATGACCACTAGATTTAAGGCCATAGGGCACAGGGTTCTGATAGAACCAGTACTAAATGAGAACAACGGTAAGACTGAGTGGGGATTTGATTTATCTAACACAAAGACTTACAAAGCAGAAATAGCTGCTACAGAGCGAGGACGTATAGTTGATATTGGTCCTAACGCATGGAAGGTTTATGATGATGGTAAGCCATGGGCAAAAGTAGGTGATATTGTTATCTTTGCTAAACATGCTGGTAAGTTTGTAGCACACCCGGACGATCCGGATACTGTGTATGTTGTCATTAATGATGATGACGTGCAACTTAGAATAGAGGAATAACCATGGGCGAAGAAGCCGTAATCCCAACAAAAGATGAATTGCTAGAGGCAATTGATGGAGAAACAGAAGAAACTTCTGTAGAAGAAGGGAAAGAAGAAGAAACAACACATGAGTATACTGAAGTTGAAGAGGAAGCACTTACTCATGGATGGAAACCAGATGGAGTAGAAGGACGAAGGACTCTCACAGCAGAAGAGTTCATGGATCGTCAGCCGTTGTATGATGAAATTCGTACACTAAAACGGCAAACACGTAAACTGCAAGATGGTATGGAGGCGCTAACACAGCACCAAAAGAACATCCGTAAACAGGAACGTGAACAGACTATCCGAGAGCTTAAGCAACAGAAAGTTGAAGCTTTAGAGGCACAAGATCACGTAAAGGTAGTAGAACTTGATGACAAAATCCAAGATACAAAGGCTGAGGCCGTTGTAGAGGATACAGCCACAAACGAAGATTTCGAAGAG